ACAGTAAGATACAAATTATAGGAGAACCATCTGCTACTCCTTTTCAAGATAGATATGAGAATGAATTAGCTGGATGGGGTATAGAGATTAATGTAAGTATGATTAACGATATAAGTATCTGCTAATGGCTTTTGATAATTTAGAAAATCAACTAAAGAAATATGCAGAAGCATATACACAGAAGTATAAATCAAAACTTATAAGTGATGGTAATAAAGCTTCTGGCAAATTAGTAAATAGTGTAAAACCTAAAATGCTAAAGAATGGATTTTCAATATTAGCAAAGAGTTATATAGAACAAATATCTGAAGGAAGAAGAGTAGGTAGAATACCTCCCAGTAATGAAATATTAGAATGGGCTAGAGCGAAAAAGATAAAACCTGAAAAAGGACCTGATACTGAAAGCAACAGAAAGAGAATGGCTTTTGCTATAGCAAGGTCTATAGGTATGCATGGTATGCTACAGAAGTTAGGATTTAAAGGAACAGGAATAATTGATTTTGTATACAACTCTTTATCCAGAGAAATGGGAGAAGATTTATTTGAAGCATACAAGCAAGACTTAGAAGAACAATTAAAAGAACAAGTAAAATAAAATAAATGTCAACAATAATTAACACACGAAGTCCTTTCTATAAGAAGATATCTAATGCTTCTTTAGCAAAAGCAAAACTAGAATTATATATATGGACTGGAGTATATGCAGACAGAGTAGCTGGAGATAAAAAGTATACTATAACAAAGGAAGAACTAGGAACAAACAATTATGTCACTTTTGAGTTAAGTGAACTTATAAGAGACTATATGATAACTGAGTATAACGATTATGCTACAGATACATTATGGGTAGATGCAGATATAACAATATACGACTCAACAGGCGCTATTGTACAAGTTGACTCACAAGACACAACCACTTATCCATTTTTGGCAATAGATGGCTACGGTTATTTTGAAGATGGTATTAACCCTAGAAGTGTTGAGTATACCACTCCTATGGTTTTACAAGACAATACTACAATATATTTTTATGGAGGATATGATATTAAAATTCCTATATATGCAGAAGCACAAACAATAACTGCCACTTTAACAAGCTCAGCAGGAGCAAATGTATATTGGGAAAATGCCGATGACTTTTGGGATACTTATGATGTAACTTGGGGTTCAGGACAAACTCCTGTAACAATTACTGATAACGGTAACACAAACCAAAAAATACAATACTTAATTATAACAGACACTGAAGATTTAAACGATGGAGATACTGTAACTATATCTAGTAACAGTTCTGATTATCCTGACGACATAATTATAACACTTAGAAAAGTATGTGAACCTAAGTTTACTCCTCTTAGTGTAATATTCTACAATAAGTATGGAGCATTACAAAACTTATGGTTCTTCAAGAAATCAATGACTGATATTTCTATATCATCTAATAAGTTTAAGAACAATATAATTGACTTTGATAATTCAGGAGGAAGCCCGTCATATTCTTTATCTAAACATCAAGAAAAGATATTTATGTCAAACGGTAAAGAATCTATAACAATGAATACAGGATTCTATGATGAAAGCTTTAATGATATAATAAGACAATTATTGTTATCAGAACAAGTTTGGGTATACGATGGCACAAATACCTTACCTATAAATCTTAAATCTAATACATTGTTATTTAAGAAAGGAGTTAATGATAAATTAATAAGCTATACTATATCGTTTGATTATGCTTATGACAAAATAAATAACATACAATAGTGAAACAACCTATACTATACATAAAAGACAAGGATGATAATTACCAGCAAATGGAAATGTTTAGTGATGAAACTATCACTATAACATCTAAAATACAAGATGTAAGAGATATTTCTAAAGTATTTACTGACTTTACTCAGCCCTTTACAGTACCAGCTTCAAAAGAAAACAATAAGGTATTTCAACACTGGTATAATTATAATATTGATGAAGGCTTTGATAATAGGATAAAGAAAGATGCTTTATTGGAATTGGATTATTCTCCATATAAAAGAGGTAAAATTCAATTACAATCTGTTAATTTAAAAGACAACAAACCTTTTTCTTATAGTGTTGTGTTCTATGGTAACACAGTAGAGCTAGGAACACTAATGGGCGATGACGAGTTAAAGACATTAGTTTATTTAGATGACAATTACAATCACGATTACAATGCTACTAATGTAAGGCTTGGTGTAAGAAATGGATTATTTTCTCAATCTATTATATATCCTTTAATATCTCACACTAAAAGATTTTATTACGATTCTTCTAATAGTATTCCTCAGTTTAGTGGAAACTTACATCATAATATAACCGACCCTTCAGACAATCAGGGTTTGTCTTGGTTAGATGTAAAACCTGCTGTAAAATGCTTAAACATAATAGAGGCAATAGAAGATAAATACAATATAGAATTTACTAGAGATTTCTTTGGTAGCACTGCTTTCTCAAATTTATATTTATGGCTAAGCAGAAACAAAGGAAAGATAGGAGGAGAAGATGATGTGTTAAAAACAAGAATAATAGGAGATTGGACTTATACAGGAAGTGGAAGTAATCCATTTAATGTATCAGGAAGCTTATGGACTTTATCTGTTGTCAAGTTTATAAATACATTTATAGGTCAATTAGACATAACAACAAGTGATACTGACCCATATACACTAAAGGCTATAGATATAGAAAATGGAGTTACTTTAATAGAAGAAGATAATTTAGTAGGTAACTCTACTATATCGGTAGAATTTCTTAATACAGGAAGTCATCAGGTAAGATTTGTTTTAGAATCTACTGCATCTATATCTTTTGATGCAGACTTAACTGTAGAGGAAACTGTATTTGGTCCATCAGGAGGAACTACTACTGCTACTTACGAAGCTAATGGTATATCAACTACTGAAAATATAATTATTACAGATAATGTGCCAGACATGAAGAATATAGATTTCTTAACTGGTATATTTAAAATGTTTAATCTTACAGCATATTATATTGATGATATAGCAGATGCTGACTTTGGTAAAATATATGTAGACACTTTAGATAATTATTATGCTGATGCAGTAAACAATCCTTCTGCTGGTAGTTATGATATAAGTAGTATGGTAGATATATCAAACACTAATGTAGATGCTCCTGTCAATTACACTGGAGTAGACTTTAAATATCAAGAACCAAGTACATTACTTGCTATAAATCATAGAGAACAATTTAATGATGTGTTTGGAGATGAAAGAGTAAGAGCAAGTATAGATAAAGGAGAAATATATTCTGTAGAAACACCTTTTGAACACATGAAGTTTGAAAGATTGTTTGACGACAACAAAACTAGTAGTAGTCCTTATCATACAGGTACAGACGATACTTATATAACGGATATACTGTGGGGATATTCTGCTGACGGTGAGTTTAATGGTGATTATGTGATTAAAGTACAAGGAGTTGCAACCAGCACCTTATCTAACAAGTTAAGAGACACAAATTCAGGAGACTTCACTAAAAAGAACTTAGCAGTAGGAAATATAATTAGAAACTTAACAGACAATACTTCTGCATTAATTACTGCTATAGATGGTGTAGATACATTATCTGTTTCTGATGATGTGTTTGCTTCTGGAGATAGTTACATGATACTTGAAGATTATACGCAAGGTAATTATGAACCTGTATTAACTAAACCTCTAATCTTTTATGGAATACAAGAAACAGGAATTTCTGCTGATAAATCTATAAACTGGATTAGTTCTGGTTCGTCTTCTTTAGTACAATACTTTAGACCTTCTAACACAAATGAAGATGGAACTTCATCTACAGCTCCAGCATTTACAATTAACTTTGATAACGAGGTTGATGAATGGAATCTTATAGATTATGATGGTTCTACAAATTCTTTGTTCAAGAAGTTTTATGAGGATTACATAGACGACTTATTTGACCCTAAGAAAAGAATATATAAGATAAAAGCTTATTTAACAACAGAGGTTCTTCTTAATATGAGACTTAATGATAGATTTATTATAAATAATAGAGTGTTTACAATAAACTCAATAAAGACAAATCTAAAAACTGAAGTAAGCGAAATAGAATTATTAAACGTAGTAGATAACGAATTACCATCATGATAAAGAATATAATAGACTTACTGAATGCTTCTGACTGGTATATATATGATGAAGATATAGATATAGCAAAAGGAAAGTATAAGTCACCTAGAACTTGGAAAGAAATAAAAAAAAGTATAAAACGAAACACATACAATAATGGCTGATAACACTATAAAAATATTTACTATTAAGGTTGACACAGAAAGTGGTCAGGTTAAAATTAATGGAATAACTAAAAGTTTTAAGGAAGCAGAAATAGCTCTTAAACAGTTAAATGAACAGGCAAAAAATACAACTGAAACTGGACTTAATCCATTAACAGGAGCAACAGGTTTAGCAGGTGCAACAATTACTGAACTTGGTAGAACTGTTTCTGATTTAAACTATGGTTTTCCTGCTGTAGCAAACAATATTTCTCAGTTAGGTTCTTTATTTACTATACTTACAACTAAAGCTAACGGCGCAAAAGGAGCTTTTGAATTAATTAAAAAAGAAATGAGAGGTCCTTTGGGTATTCTATTTGCCTTTCAGGTAGGTGTTACTCTTATTGAGGCTATAAGTAAAGGTTTTATTAAATTAGGAAAAGATACAGATACTTTAACTGAAACTTTTAAGGATTTAAATAATTCTTTTAGTGAACAATCTTCTAAATTTAAAGCTTATATTAAAATATTAAATGAGAGTAATGTTCCTTTAGAAGAAAGAAAAGAATTAGTAGAGGAACTTAATGAAGAAAATAAAGATTTAAATTTGCAATTAGATGAAGAAGGTAGGTTAACTGAAGAATCAACAAGATTAACGAATGACTATATTAAAACATTAGAAACTAAAGCTAAAGCACAAGCTATTGTTAGTAGGCTTCAAGAAATTTACAATAAAGAACTGGAAAGAGAAACAGAAGAAGTTGGAGAAAACTTAAGTTTCCTTCAAAAAGTATATTCTTTTATTAAAGTTGAAAAAGACTATAACAGAGAGCGTATTGTATCCACAATGTCTTTAGAAAACAAAACAAAAGCTCAAGAGAAAGACAATAAAGAGACAGAAAAACTTCTTTCTTTACTAGGAAAACTTGGTGTTATACCAGAAATAAATACAAAGAAAGATAAAGACAGGTTAAAAAGAAAGAAAGAGTTTGTTGCTAAAGAATTATCTTTTGCTGATGATATATTAAAATCTGAAGAAAATGTAACAAAGAAAACCATACATGGTAAAGAACAGCAACTTAGAGCAGAGTCTCAATATCAAATGGATTTAGCTCAAATAAAGTTTGATGAATATGCAAGAAGAGAAAGGGATAGGGTTGCAGCTATAAAAGACCCAGAAGACAGACTTAAGGCAGAAAAGAAAGCTGATGAAGCAATTAAGAAAGCCCAAGAATCGTTGTCCTTGTTTAAGCTGCAAAAAATGAAAGAGACAAATCAGCTTATTGATATAGAAAGAATAAATGATTTGCAAAAAGCCAGATTACGTCAAGCAGACTTCATGGATAAAGAAGCAGAGGCTGTATTATCTTTTAATGCTAAAATGGCAACAAACGAGATGGATAAAATAGCATTTGAAAGACAGTTAAGTGACGAGCAACATAAAAATAAACTTGATAAAATACAAGAAGAAATAGCTGCTAGAAAGTTAGCAAACAAAAGTTATGTTGATTTAGAAGAAGAGCAAACAAATCAAATTAACGAATACGAAAGACAAAAGACTAAGTTTAAAGAAAAAGAGGAAAAAACAAAACTTGCAATAGCTAATCAAGTGGGTCAAGCTATTATTGGAATTGCTGGAGAAGGTTCTGCTGTAGGTAAAGCAGTTGCAGTTGCTATGGCTATAATGAATACTAAAGAAGCTATTACTGCTGCATTAGGAGCTAAACCTTATGGTCCTTGGAATATTGCACAAGCTATTGCAGTTGGAGCATTTGGTTTTAAACAAGTAAAAGATATAATGGCTACTAAACTTCCTGTAGGAGACACAGGCGGTGGAGGAGGAGCAACTTCAGTTTCAGTTGCGGCACCAGATTTCAACGTAGTAGGTCAAGGTGCAGGTAGTCAATTAGCAGGTGTTGTTGGTGCTAGGTTTGGAGAACCAATCAAGGCTTATGTATTAAGTTCTGATGTTACTTCAGCTCAAGAGATGGATAGAAAAATAGATTCAACAGCTACAATAGGATAAATAAAACAAAATACAAATATAAAAGTTACCATATTATGAAAACAATAGAACTATATATTGATGAAGAGAACGAGTTTAGTGGAATAGAAGCTATAAGCGTTGTCGAGAATCCAGCAATAGAAGAAGATTTTATTGCACTAAAGAAACAACAAGTACAACTTGCTGAAGTAGATAAAGAGAAAAGAATCCTTATGGGAGCTGCTCTTGTACCTAACAAAAAGATATACAGAACTAATGGAGAAGATGAATATAATATCTTCTTTAGCGAAGATACTGTTAGAAAAGCATCTGAATTATTCTTATCAAGAGGTAAACAAAATAACTCAACTTTAGAACATGACGTTAAACTCAATGGGTTGTCTGTTGTAGAATCTTGGATTATAGAAGACAAGAAAAAAGACAAGTCAAAAAAGTATGGTTTTGATTTACCAATAGGAACTTGGATGGTTTCTGTAAAGGTAAACAATGATGAAATATGGAATGACTTTGTAAAAGAAGGTAAAGTAAAAGGATTCTCTATAGAAGGTTTCTTTGCTGATAAATTAGATGATAGACCAAGAGAAAGTGTAGAAGAAGACTTTGATGAAATGGAAGCTTTGTCTAAGTTATATGAAATGGAAGAAGCGTTCTTAGATTCACAAGAAGTAGAATTAGAATCTTATAATGATTATCCACAAGGTGCAGTAAACAATGCAAAGAGAGCTTTAAAGTACAAAGAAGAAAATGGTAGTTCTTGTGGAACTTCCGTAGGTTGGAGAAGAGCTTCACAGTTAGCTAATAAACAAAAAATCACAAGGTCCACGATTGCTAGAATGGCTTCATTTAAAAGACATCAACAGAATAAAGATGTGCCTTACACAGAAGGATGTGGAGGAATAATGTGGGATGCTTGGGGAGGTTCTGCTGGTATTAACTGGGCTATATCTAAACTTAAAAGGATAGATAAGAAAGTAAACAATTCAGTTACTACTTTATACTCTGAAGTTATTAATGACGACTATGCTATTATAGACGATAGATTAGCATACTCTTCTGAAGAGAAAGCATTAGAAATGGCTAAAGATATTGGATGTGAATTAATACACGAACATGAGTATGAAGGAAAGATGTGGTATATGCCTTGTGAATCGCATTCAGTAGAAGCAGGAGCTACTACCAAGAGTCCTTGTTGGGATGGCTATGAACAAAAAGGATGGCAAATGATAGACGGTAAAAGAAGGCCTAATTGTGTTAAAAAGAAATAATGAGAAGAAAATATAAAAAGACACCAAGTAGAACAAGTCCTCGTTCTTCAAGAAGAGGTTGTTTGTGTAAAGACGGAACTTACTCAAGAAAATGTTGTGATGGTTCTTTACAGGCTCAAGGAGTAGGTTCTTTGTATGGAGAAGATTTATTGCTTACTGAATCAGGAGCTTATTTACAACAAGAAAACGGTAATAATATAAAAGTATAAAAAATGGCAAAAAAAATATCACAATTAAATGCAATAACAACTATACAAGAAGATGATTTACTTGCTGTAGTAGAAGGAAGCGAAACTAAAAAAGCTGAAGTATATCAATTAGAGAATTATTTAATTCCTACTAATCTTACTATGAGTGACGGTTCTACTGTTAACTTATCAGATTCAACTTATCATAAATCTATGCTTATTAGATTAACTTGGTCTGGTGGAGCAGGTAATGCAACATTAAATTTACCTCCAGCAGCAGACAATACAAATAGATTAATGAGATTTATTTCTAATGGAGGATTCGCAGTTTCAACAAGAGTAAACTTAACTCCTACAGGTTCCGATACTTTAGACGGCTCTACAGATGCTTATGTCATAAACATAACTTATGAAGGTATACAAGTATGGTCGGATGGTGTTGAGTGGTTTGTAATACAAAAGAAAGCATAAAAATACAACAGAAAGAAAGGCTTGAAGTTATCAAGTTATACTATTAATTTAAATCAATAATATATGAAAGCTACCGACATCGTAGACAAATTTAAGAAAATCTTACTATCTGAGACTGAAGAAAAAGTCGAAGAGATAGAAGTACAAGAAGATGTACAATTAGCTGAAGAAGTTATCGAAGAAGTAAAGGATGAAGTTTCTGATGAAATTCCTGTAGAGGAAATTGAGAAAGAAGATTTATACGCTACTAAAGAAGAACTTTCTAAAGCTATTGCTGAAGTAAAAGCAATGTACGACCAATTAATGGAATCAATGAGTGATGAGAAATCACCTGAAGTTCCTGAAGAATTGAGTTCTGAAGAAGTATCAGAAGAAAGTGAAGTGGAATTATCTTCACAAGAATCAGAAGTAGAGCCTATTGCTCACTCTCCTGAGTCTAACGTAGAAAAAAACAATGTTCATTTATATGGTCAAAGTAGACCTCAGACAATAATGGATAGAGTGTTAAACAAAATATCATAATAAACCAAAAACTAAAATAATAAAAAATGGCTACTACAACTTCAATTACAAGTACTTATGCTGGAGAATTTGCTGGAAAGTATATTTCTGCTGCATTATTATCTGGTTCTACTATAGAAAATGGTGGAATTTCAGTAAAACCTAATGTAAAGTTTAAAGAAGTAATCAAGAAAGTCTCTACAAGTGGACTTATTGCTAACGCTTCTTGTGACTTTGCTGACACAGGCACAGTTACATTAACTGAAAGAATCCTTCAACCAGAAGAGTTCCAAGTTAATGTTGAACTATGTAAAAAAGACTTCCGTTCTGACTGGGAAGCTGTACAAATGGGATATTCTACATTTGACAAATTACCTCCAAAATTCAGTGATTTCTTAATAAGCCACGTTGCTGCTAAAGTTGCTGAAAAAACTGAGCAAAATATCTGGCAAGGTGTTAACGCTAACGCTGGTGAATTTGATGGATTCTCTACTTTATTAGCTGCTGATTCTGATGTTATTGATGTAACTGGTTCTGCAATTACTGCTTCTAACGTAGTTTCTGAATTAGGTTCTATCGTAGATGCAATTCCTTCTTCTCTATACGGACAAGAAGATATGTACATCTATGTATCTCAAAACATCGCTAGAGCTTATGTAAGAGCTTTAGGAGGATTTGGTGCTTCTGGATTAGGTGCAAACGGTGTAAATGCTCAAGGAACTCAATGGTGGAACAATGGTTCATTAAGCTTCGATGGTGTAAAACTATTTGTTGCTAATGGACTTGCTGATGACACTGCTGTTGCTGCTGAAAAATCTAACTTATACTTTGGTACAGGTCTTTTATCTGACCACAACGAAGTAAAAGTTATTGATATGTCTGACCTAGATGGTTCTCAAAATGTAAGAGTAATCATGAGGTTTACAAGTGGAGTTCAATACGGAATCGGAGGAGATATCGTATACAGAGTAAACGCTTAATAATAATAAATAAAGGGTGGGTTTAACCACTCACCCTTTTAATACTAACTTTTAAAAACTAATAATATGTCTTGTAATTTATCACTATATAGAACAGAACCTTGTAAAGACAGTGTTGGTGGGTTAGATAAAGTTTACTTTGTAAATTATGACAGTTCGTTATATTCAAACATTACATTTGATACAACTAACGATGATGCGATAGAGTCAATTACTGGAACTCCATCTGCATACGAATATGACATCAAAGGAGCTTCATCTTTCACACAAAACATTCAGTCTAGTAGAGAAAATGGAACAACTGCTTTCGAGCAAGTGTTAGAACTTACTTTACACAAACTATCTATTGCTGACCACAAAGAATTAAAATTACTTTCTTGGGGAAGACCTCACGTTATCATTAAAGATAACAATGGAAATTATTTCTTAGCTGGTATAGAGCATGGAATGGATGTTTCAGGTGGAACTGTTGTTACAGGTGGTGCTATGGGAGATTTAAGTGGATATACTTTAACTTTAACAGGAATGGAAAAAGCTCCAGCTAACTTTTTGGAGTCTGACCCTACTACTGTTGGATTTACTGTTGTAAACTCTTAAACATAGTACACTCTTAAACATAATAGATATAAAGCCCTTTAATTAGGGCTTTTTCTATATAAAACAAAATCAATACTTTTCAGTTATCTTATTATGATAAGATTACTTCCAAATACAGATTCTCAAACGATTAACATAATCCCTAGAGATAAAACGTCTTTGTCAAGTATCAATCTTACTATAACAGAAGATGGAACTAACAAAAGCGAAACATTAACAGACCTTACGGCTTCTGATAATGGTAACTTTGTTTCTGTATCATTAGCTTCTACAATATTGAAAGCTGAATCTGCTTATTATTTACAGTTTAGTAAAGGTGGAGAATTATGGTATAGAGATAAAGCTTATGTTACTTCTCAAACAAACGATGAAGTAATACACACATTAAACGAAAACAAGTACACTCAATATGGAGCAGGTACTGAAGACGAATATATAGTAATATAATATGGAAAACAAAAATATTAGAGTAGTCAATTTATCTGGTTATGAGATACCAGAAATAAAAGAAGTCTACGGAAAACAATGGGTTCAGTACGGAGAGAATAACGACTACTTTGATGAACTTATAGATAAGTACTTAGGAAGTCCTACAAATGCTAGATGTATAAATGGTATTGTAGATATGATTTATGGTAGAGGACTAGAAGCTACAGACAGTGAAATAAAGCCTGAGATGTATGCTAAAATGAAAATGCTCTTAAAACAAAAGGATTTAAGACGTGTTGTCAATGATTATAAGATGTTAGGTCAAGCTGCTGTTCAAGTGGTCTATAACAAGCAGAAAACAGCCATTGTGAAGGTGTTACACTTTCCTATGGAAACTCTTAGAGCAGAAAAAGCTAAAAATGGTCAAATAGAGGCTTATTACTACCATCCTAAGTGGTGTGATATGAAACCTAGTGACAAACCTAAAAGAATACCTTCTTTTGATAATGGTTCTAAAAGAGAAGTTATAGAAATATATGTATTTAAGCCATATAGGTCAGGATTCTACTATTATTCTCCAGTAGATTATCAATCTTGCTTACAATATGCAGAATTAGAAGAAGAAGTGAGCAATTATCATATAAACAACATAAAGAATGGATTACAACCTTCTTTATTAATAAACTTTAACAATGGAGTACCTAACGAAGAAACTCAAGAGCTTATTGAACACAAAATATATGATAAGTTTAGTGGCTCTTCAAATGCAGGTAAATTCATACTTACTTTTAATGAGTCTACAGAAACTCAAGCAGATTTACAACCTATTCACTTACCAGATGCTCATGCACAGTATCAGTTCTTGGCTGACGAAAGTAGAGAAAAGATAATGCTTGGTCATGGTATTGTTTCTCCTATATTATTAGGTATAAAAGACAATACAGGGTTTGGAAACAATGCAGAAGAACTTAGAACTGCTTCTATCCTTATGGATAACATAGTAATTAGACCATTCCAACAAAATATTATAGATGGTTTAGATGAAATACTTGCATTTAACAAAATATACTTAAGCTTATACTTTGTAACTCTACAACCAATAGAATTTACAGAATTAGATAACATTTCTACTAAAGTTAAGAGAGAAGAAGAAACAGGAGAGAAATTAAGCTCACAAGAAGAATTAGATTTATCAGATGAAGGTGCAGAAGATTTATACACTCAATTAGAAGTGTTAGGAGAGGTTGTTTCTGATGAATGGGAGCTTGTACATAGTGAAGCAGTAAAAGATGACAATGAAGAGTTTGATTTAACTAAATTAAGTGTTACAGAAGACGATGCTAACCCTGATAAAAGGTCAAGTCAAGACAATTCTGGATATAAAATAAGATATTCTTATGGTCCAGTAAGAAATTCAGAAAATAGCAGAATATTTTGTAAAAAACTAGAAGCACTTACGACAAAAAATCTAGTATTTAGAAAAGAAGACATTACTCTTATGTCTTTTAGAGGTTTAAACAGTGAATTAGGACATAATAAGAAAAGATACAACTTATT